TGCAACTGATCGACCAGATGCACCGCTTGTACCGGGTGAAAGTCAATGTAAATTTTGTCGTGCGAAAGGCTCTTGCGCCGCGCTGGCAGGTAACGTAATGAAGGAGGTAGGAATCATGTTCCAGCCAGTCGTAACCGAACCACTCGATGTCGCACAGCAAAGTGCCGATAAAGATCCATCCACGATGGACGATGCCCAGATCCGTCAGATCATGGAAGCTGCTCCCCTGATGCGCCAACTCCTTGAAGGTGTTGAAGCCGAAGCCCTGCGCCGCCTGCAAGCTGGTCAGACCATCCCCGGCCTCAAGCTGGTCAATGGTCGTGGCTCCCGTGCATGGGCGTTGCCTGAAGCTGAGATGGCCGAGAAGCTGGTCAAGATGGGCATCCCAAAGACTGCGATCTACGAAACCAAACTCGTGTCGCCTGCCAAGGCTGAAAAGCTGACGTGGGAAAAGCGCGATGGCACAAAGGTCGCACTGACCGAGCGCCAGTTAAAGCGCATGGACCAAGAGTACGTGTCCAAGTTGGCTGGCAAGCTGACTGTGGCCCCTGAGTCTGATGGCCGTCCTGCGGTTGTCATGAACGCTGCACCGTTGTTCAGTGCAGTGGAGGCAGAGGCAATCAAGTTCACACTTGACAAACCCGCTGCCGAATCCTTGCCCTCGTGGCTTTTGTAATCATTGAAAGGTAATTGTCATGTCCGAAATCATTTTCTTGTCGAACGTCCGTCTGTCCTTCCCCCATCTCGCTGAACCACAAAAGCAGATGAACGAGGCCACCGGCAAAGAACGCATCTCGTATAACTGCGAGTTCATCATGCCCCAAGACCACGCTGGCTTTCAGCAGTTCATGGCGCGTTACGGTGCCTTGGCATTGGAGAAGTGGAAAGAACACGCGCAAGCTGTCATGTCCATGATCCAGAACGACCGTAAGACCCGCTGCTTTGGTCGTGGTGAGGAGAAGGTCAACAAGAAGACCTTCCAGCCATATGACGGCTACGCTGGCAACGTGTTCATCACTGCTGGCCGCGACACCGCACCGCAGATGATCCAAGCCGATGGCACACCCATCGACCCAGCCAACACGATGGCGTATCAGCAACTGGCCCGCAAGATGTATGGTGGTTGCCGTGTCAACGCTGCGATCAAGCCTTGGCCGCAGGACAACAAGCATGGCCGTGGCATCCGCTGCGACTTGATCGCTGTCCAGTTCGCCGCTGATGACACACCGTTCGGTGAAGGTGCTGTTGACGCATCGAACCTGTTCGGTGCTGTTGCCGGTGCTCCCGCTGGCATGTTTGCGCCTGCTGCTGCCCCAGCGCCAGCAATGCCTGCCGCACCGTTTGGCGCACCCACGGGCCTGCCTTCGTTCTTCGGCCAGTAATTGAATCGGGGCTGAAAGCGGATGCTGCGTAGTGCCGTCACGGACTCTAGAGCGCAGTGCAGCGAGTAAGCCCCACCTACCCGGTAACCGTAATGAGTAACGACTATGTATTCGACATCGAAACCTATCCCAACGTGTTCACGCTGGCAGTGGAACACGCAGAAGCACCTCTGCGCTGGTCTTTTGAAATCAGTGGCTGGCGCAACGACTCCAAACAGATTGTCGAATTTCTCCAGTATCTGAAGGATACAAACGCCCGAATGATCGGGTTCAATAACCTGGGGTTTGACTACCCCGTCCTGCATACGCTGATCCGCATGGGTCGATCTGACTCCCGTGCCCTGTACGACAAGGCAATGGCGATCATCAACTCGCAGGACGAAGACGACAACAAGTGGATGCACTCGGTCAAGCCATCGGACCAGTTCGTGACCCAGATCGACCTGTTTAAGATCCACCACTTCGATAACCGTGCCCGATCCACCAGCCTCAAGGTGCTGGAGTTCAACATGAGATCGGACAGCATTGAAGACCTGCCGTTCCCCGTGGGCACGATCCTGAACCCCGAGCAGATCAAGGTGCTCAAAGAGTACAACCAGCACGATGTGGCGCAGACCAAGGCGTTCTATCACCACACGCTGGACATGATCCACTTTCGTGAAGAACTCACGCGCAAGTACCAGCGTGACTTCATGAACCACAACGACACCAAGATTGGCAAGGACTACTTCGTCATGAAGCTGGAAGAAGCCGGTGTCGCCTGCTACGACTTCGGCCCCAAGGGTCGCACACCCCGGCAGACCAAGCGTCCAGTGATCCACCTCAAGGACGCCATTCTGCCCTGGATCAATTTCGATCAGCCCGAGTTCAACCGAGTGATGAACTGGCTCAAGGCTCAGACCATCACTGAAACCAAGGGAGTCTTTAATGACCTTACTGCTACTGTCGATGGTTTTACTTTCGTTTTTGGTCTTGGTGGCATACATGGAAGTGTCGAGTCGGAAGTCATCGAGTCGGATGAGCAACATGTTATTGTTGACCTTGACGTTACTTCTTACTATCCCAATCTTGCTATCACTAACGGTTTTCACCCTGCACATCTGGGCAAGGATTTCGTAACCATCTACAAGCACCTGTTCGAGCAGCGCAAACAGTACCCCAAGAAGTCAGCAGAAAGCGCCATGCTGAAGCTGGCGCTCAACGGTGTGTATGGTGACAGCAACAACCAGTTCAGTGTCTTCTACGACCCGTTGTTCACCATGAGCATCACGCTCAACGGTCAACTGCTGCTGTGCCTGCTGGCCGAAGGGTTGATGCACATCCCCGGTCTGCGCCTGATCCAAGTGAACACTGACGGCCTGACCGTGCGTGTTCCTCGCAGCCACAAGATGCTCGTTGATCTGGCCCGTGCTGCATGGCAGTCACGCACCGGGTTGAACCTTGAGGAAGCCGTGTACAAGGCCATGATGGTGCGCGATGTCAACAACTACATCGGCGTGTTTGAGAACGGCAGCACCAAACGCAAGGGTGCATACGAGTACGAGATGGACTGGCACCAGAACCACGGTGCTCTGGTCATTGCCAAGGTGGCCGAAAAGGTGCTGGTCGAGGGTGCGCCGATCCGCGAGACAGTCGAGCAGTGGCCCGACATCATGGACTTCATGCTGCGCACCAAGGTGCCCAGGTCGAGTCACCTGGGCCTTGAGGTTGACGGCGTGACCACGCGACTGCAAAACACCACGCGCTACTACATCGCCAAGGGTGGTGGTCGCCTGTTCAAGTGGATGCCGCCGCTGGCGAAGAAGCCCGGTGAGTGGCGAAAGATTGGCGTCGAATCGGGCTGGGGTGTACAGGTCTGCAACGACATCAAGGATGCTGGCAAGTTGCCAGTCGATTTCGATTATTACGTCAGAGAAGTGGAGAAACTATGTCTGGGTCTAGCTTGAACAAACAGGTCGCTGGCGACCATTACAAAGACCAACCAATTCAGCCAGTCGAGTACATCTACGCCAATGCGATTGGGTACTTTGAAGGCAACGTGATCAAGTACGTTTCCCGCTGGCGCAAGAAGAACGGCATCGCCGATCTTGAGAAGGCCAAGCACTACATCGAGTTGCTGATCGAATTGGAAAACCGCAAACTGGACGGAGAGTGCAATGCTGGAAAAACAAATTGAGGCCAAGGTTTGTGTGTACGCTCGTGACAAAAATGTGCTGGCGTACAAGTTCACCAGTCCTGCCCGCGCTGCTGTGCCGGATCGCATGTTCGTGCTGCCCAACGGTGTGATTTTCTTCATCGAGTTTAAGCGTGGGGGCGAGAAGCCCACCGATGCGCAGGAGCGCGAGCATGACCGGCTGCGGAGACACAAGGTCAACGTGTTCGTGGTGGACAACGTGGACAGCGGCAAGATGGTGATCGACATGATGGTGGCCGGATGCTGACACCTGACCTGCTCCACGGCTATCAGCAAAAGGCCGTCAACTTCCAGTCCACGCACCCACACTCGATGCTGTGGCTGGACATGGGTTTGGGGAAGACCGTGATCACCTTGACCACGCTGGCCCACTTGATCCGCACCAGCTTCCTGCGAGGTGTGATCATCGTGGCTCCCATCCGAGTCATCCGGCTGGTCTGGAGGCAAGAGGCTGCGAAGTGGGAACACACCAAACACCTCAAGTTCAGCATGGTCGCAGGGACCAAGGACCAGCGCACCCGCGCCCTGCTGCGCCCTGCCGATGTCTACATGGTGAATTACGAGAACCTTGGCTGGCTGGCCGAGACTCTCCAGACCTACTTCGTCAAGAAGGGTCGCCCCATGCCCTTCAACGGCATCGTGTGGGACGAGATCAGCAAGATGAAAAACAGCGCCACGAACCGGGTCAAAGCGTTTCGCAAGATCGCTGACCAGTTCGACTGGACCACGGGCTTGACGGGCACCCCGGCCAGCAACGGGTATAAAGACCTGCACGGTCAGTTCCTCGTGGTGGACAGAGGTGAGCGCCTGGGCACCAGCAAGACGGCGTTCCGCACCCGGTTCTACAAGAAGGTCGGACCCTACAAAGAGGTGGCCTACGAGGACACCGAGGACACCATCAAGAAGCTGATCGGTGACATCACGCTGGAGATGTCAGCCGAGGACTACAACCCGCTGCCTGACCTGATCGTCAACAACATCGAGATTGAGATGCCCGATGAGTTGAGGACCAAGTACGACAGGCTGGAGAAAGAGTTCTTCATGGTGCTGGACAGCGGCAAGGAGGTCGAGGCGTTCAACCAGGCGGCTCTCACCAACAAGTGCTTGCAGTTCTCCAACGGGGCCATGTACCCCATTGCCGGGATGCCCCTGTGGGAGCCAGTGCATGACATGAAGCTGGACGCGCTGGAGGACATCATTGACGAAGCCCAAGGCTCACCCGTCCTGTGCGCCTATGCGTACAGGTCAGACGCCGAGCGCATCATGACCCGGTTCAAAGACCTGCGACCCATCAACCTGACCGAGTGCAAGAGCGAAGCATCCCTCACCAACGCCATGCACCGCTGGAAGACTGGCGATTGCCAACTCATGATCGGCCACCCCGCCAGCATGGGTCACGGCATCGACGGCTTGCAGAAGAACGGCCACATCCTCGTGTGGTATGGCCTCAACTGGTCGCTGGATCTGTACGAGCAGTTCAACGCCCGTGTGCGCCGTCAGGGTCAGGGTGCTCCGGTCATGTGCCATCGCATCCTGATGCAAGACACGCTGGACCAAGCACAAGCACTGGCACTCGATGAAAAAGCCACAACCCAAGCAGGATTGCGCAACGCAGTCAAACAATACCGCTTGTCCAAAAATGTGTGATACACTCGTGTCACATCAACCACTGGAGTAATTGTAATGATTCGTGAAATGTACAACTGGATGAAGAACGTCTACGCCACGCCGAGTGCTGAAACACTGGCACTGCGCGAGTTGGAGGACAGCAAGCGCAGGCTGCTGGAGGCCCAGTCAGCGCGTGAATACGCCGACTCCATGTGCAAGTACCGTGAGGCGCAGATCAAGCGCCTGACGACCTATTTGCACAAGGCCACTGAGGAGCAAACATGACCCAATGTCAGCATAGGTGGGAGGCCGTTGAGGGCCAGCCACTGTACAAGTGCGCCCGATGCGGCGCGTTCATGAGGATCATCAAATGAACAACACAAACACAGGTGGGCCAGCATTTCCCGGCCCATACGCAAACGAGAGCGGAAACATTGAAGTTCTTTGGAAGCAGCAAGGCATGACCCTGCGCGACTACTTTGCAGCCAAGGCGATGCAGGCTGATATGTCCACATATTCTGAAGACTTGATCTATGAGTCAAGCGAATGGTTTAAGGCCAGAGCAGAAAAATGGTACGGAGTAGCAGACGCCATGCTGAAAGCGAGGCAAGCATGAACAAACAAGTAACTTGGGCCGTGGTGACCTTTATCACGGCGATGCTTGGCCTGATGACATTGAGGAGTTGTTTATGAAACCCGAATACAAAGTGCGCCACATCTGCACCCGCTGTGGAGAGAATGTTGGCTACCTTGGATGGCTATTCACAGTGCTGCGTATCCCAATGTTGAAGCATCAATGCAAGGAGAAGAACAATGGATGAAATCAAATTCCGAATCGTGCCAACACAAGACCCCAACTGGAAGTGCTACTTGTTTGGCAATACCCCAGAAGGACACGGCATGATTTACATCCCAGCAGAAGGCCAAGTGCCCAACTGGTTTGTGCGCTGGATGATGAAGGTGTGCCTTGGTTGCACATGGGTAAAGAAGGAGCGCACATGAAAACAACGATAGACATGGCCCGTGAAGCTGGTGGCTTTGGTTACGTCCATGATGCAGGGGATGAGCCGCACAAGTGGCAATTCACGCTAACAGAACTCCAAGCCTTTGAAGCCCTTGTCCGTGCTGATGAGCGTGAGGCGTGTGCAAAGGTGTGTGATGACTTGCATCCCGGACTAGCAACAAAACGAGCCGCTGAATTAATCCGAGCAAGGGGGAACACATGAGCGATTTTGTAGAGTTTATTTGGATGTGGGCCGTGGGAATGATCTTGATGGCAACGCTGCCCATCTGGTTTATCCCATACACCGCTTTTAAAGTCTGGAAATACTTTAGGGGGGACACATGACCTGTAAACACCGCTGGGAGCCAACAATGTTTGGCATCAAGTACCGCACACCGGGAAGCTACTGGTACTGCTGCGCTCGGTGCGGCAACGTGATCTGGACAACACTGAAGGAGAAGCAAGCATGAGCAAAGAAGACGCCATCAAACTTATCAAGCTGCTGTCCGCGCTGGAGTCGTGGGCATTCAGCACCAAGACCCAACTGCCTGACTACCTGCACGAAGACCTGTGCATCGCCGTGGAGAAGCTGGAGAAGATTGTCTTGGAGAAGCAAGCATGAAGATCATCAAAGACGAGATAGCCACGCTTAAGCGCAAGCGCAGGGTTGTGCTTGAATTGAACCACGACGAAGAATTCGCCGTCCTCCAAAACAATGCCTACTACCGATTGGGCGGGCAAGTTGATGACGTTGTGCAAAGCCACGTCATTGGAGATATGTCGCGTGTGTACTGGTGCAGCATCACACAGAAGTGGGAGGAAGCATGACCCTCGAAGAGCTGCAAAAGATTCCGCTGCAATACACCTTCGGCTACAGCGCCGAGGGTCACGCCCTGCGCCAATACATCAGCGATGACAACTTGATTGCCAAGCAGGTTTACACACCACGGAACAAGAAAACGGGCAAGTGGGGAAACGGCAAGGCCAGCTACATGCTGACCGACACCAACGAAGAGTTCGACACCATCCAAGGACTGCTGGACGCCATCAACGCAAGGGAGAAGCCATGACCACAACCAACACAGGCATGCATGTCATCAGGGCGCTCGAAGCGTTTGCTGAGTTTAAACGAATGACTGCGCAGGAGTTTGCAGACTACGCTGACATCCATCGGTATGACGCCCACGCTGTGCTCAACCGCATGGCCAAGCGCACCAAGGCTGGCGAGAAGCGCATCCACATCGCTGGCTGGACGCACTCATATGATGATGCGCGGCGCTACCCAAGGCCAGTGTTCATGCTGGGTGATTTGCCCGACAAGCCGAAGCCCAA